TAAGTCCTCAACAAATACTTGGTGTGGGAACTTAATGTGCCTGTCCAAACTGTATATCTTGCAGATGGGTCTACTGAAACTTTAGACATACCCCCCGGTTCTACTAAGGAAGATATTGCTCGTCTAGTAAACAGAAAACGGGAGTCTGAATTTGGCTCCGGGCGTTTATTTAGTTTTAGACCCGATGAAGAAAGAAGAAAATTAGAGCAAGAGCTAAGACAAGCTAGATTTGATTTAGCAGGCACTAGAGAAACCTCTATAGCAGAGGATCTTACGTCTGGTTTTGGTGCAGGATTTATAGGTACAGGCGAAACAGCTTCTTTGGGTTTAGCCTCTATACTAGAAGAAGAGGAAGAACTAGCTGCTAGAGATAAGATTAAATCTTTCTTTGGAGATCTCACACCCGAAGGCGGTGATCCCGACACTATAACTTACGGCCTTGGACAAGCATTAGGGTCAATAGCAGGTATAGCTGCCCCAATAGCAGCTGCAGCCAAACTCCCCTTTACAGGTGCTGCAATAGGCACAGGTGCGTTGCTTACTGGCGCGTTAGGTGCTGGTGAGGCAAGCGAAAGGGCTAGAGAAGAAGACGCTACCGAAGAAGAAAGAAGTAAAGCCCGAAACCTTGGTATTTTAGTCGGTTTTACCGAAATCCTACCTATCTCCCGATTCGTCAAACTTGTTGATATGCCTGCGCTTAACAAGTTGGTAAACACTTTTGGCCCAGAAAATGTAAATAATCTAGGACAACGAGTACGACGGGCTGCTGGAACAGCAGGGTTTGAGGGCGCACAGGAGGTTGTAGCTGAGTTTCTCCAAAATGCCATCGAAAGTGGGTACAACATAGATCAAGACCTAGCAGAAGGTCTTATACCCGCAGGTGGGTACGGTGCAGGTGCAGGTGCGATTGTGCAGGTTGTTGTCGATCTGTTTACCAAAGGACGCCGCATAGGTGATAAATCTCCAGAACAGATAGAGCAAGAAGCTCCTAACGCAGCCAAAACTACTGGGCAGATTATTGACGAAGGAGACTTAGAGGCGGCTGCTAGTTTAGACGATATAAGTGCTGCAGATTTAAGTAGGGCTGTCGAAGAGGTAACCGCAGAAAAGGGTAAAGAGGTTGCTGCTAGGACTGTCACAGACAAAGACGGAACAGTCACTGTAGAAGAACAAACATTAGAAGAGTTTAGAGAAAGAGCACAGCCCCGCGCAGCTGATGTGACTCAAGAGGACACCGCAGAGGTTGTTGAACGCCGGGAACTAACACCAATAGAGCCAACTCAGGAAGAGATAGCTGCGCGAGAAGAGAGAAAGGCGCAAGCAAAAACACTTACAGGAAGAATAACCGAAGAGGCAAGACAAGATCCGAAAGTAGCCGAAGAGATAGAAACTCTTGGTGTTGCAGGTTTTGTAAGAAAGAGGCAGCAGGAACTAGGTGAAGATAGATTCTTCCGTGTCTATCTATCCGAAGAAGGCGATATTACACCTCGCACTGAAGCTGTTGCCGAAGAAACGCGTGTTGAAGGTGAACCTATAAACAGAGATGTTTTGGGTATGTTGGGGATTGCCCGCACTTCTGCCATAGGTAAGTCGCTTATTGGTAGAGATCTAACCAGACCGGGGCCAAGGAAAGAACTACAGGAGTATGCAGAGAAGGCTGGCCCCCGCGTGCAGGCAAAGATAGACGCAGCGTTGGCAAATATAGAGCAAAGAGATTTGCCTGATGAAGTCATCATAGATGTGCCCGGTAAGATAAGTAAAGGTATCACTGAAAAAGAATTAAAAGCAGCGGATGTACAGAAGCTAAAGACTGACTTTAAGGCTTGGTTCAGAGAAGCAAAAGAAAGTGGTGAGAAGCGCATCGAAAAGACTATCGCTGGCGAGTTTGAGAACTTAGTCGGTGCTGACCCGCTTACTGCTGAAGATAACCAAAAGATACTTAATTTAGTTAAAGAAAAACGTCCTTCTGCTGGAACAAAAGCAGCGGGTACAGACAAAGCCAAGGCTCAGGTATTTTTAGGTAAGATGAGTCGTCCGGTAGACAGCTTATACCTAGCCCTGTCCGATACTGCTAACCAGAATATAGTTGCAGAAAAAACCCAAAAAGAACTAAAAGACGCAACTATTGTAGCTAAATTTTTACAAGGTACAGGTAAAACTAATGCCGATGCTACGCTTAGGTGGGCTGAACAAAACCTATCACCTCAAGCGAGCGAGTGGGTAAGAGAAACTAAAACTAGCCTAGAAGGTAGAGAAAGCAAGCAATTAAAAGCCGAGCTAGACGGTGTAGGCGCACCCGAAGGCCAAGAGGCAGGGGTAGTTACAGAAGAAACAGAGGTAGCCCCAGAAGAATCCTACATAAAAGCCAAAATTAGAAAGGCACAAGAACCCAGCCCTGTCAGAGATGTCCCTATAGCGGAATACCAAGCAGAGCGAATTAAGAAGCTAAACGATGCTATTAAAAAAGATGGAGACATAGGTAAAGGTCTTCTGTCTATACCGGACATGATTACGTTTAGAACGCCGTTAGACCCTAAAGCAGAAGCCGCAGTGCGAAGAGGCGATCTAAGAGAGGCTTTAGAAGCTATTAGATTTACTGTATCTGACCCAATGTTAAAACGAGCTGCATCGGTGTTAAGAGACCGTGTTGGGGACGTAAAAGTTCAAGTCATATCTAGCGATCAGATGACTGAGCTTACTGACAGGGTGATTAGGGATGAGGAGACAAGAGGGCTACTAGAAGAAAAAGCAGCGGCGGCAATATACATACCCACTACAGACAAAGCGCCAGAACTTTCAAATACTGTGTTCTTAGACGAGAACAACGGTCTAGCTACAGTTACATTGCTGCACGAAGTGACGCACGCAGCTACGTTAAAAGAGTTATCCAATAAGAATTCACCGCTAACAAAAGAAATAGTAAAGCTTCATAAACGAGCGAAAGAAGAATTAGGCGATTTAGAAGGCACCAGAAACCCATTTGAGTTCGTTGCAGAGGCGTTTAGTAACCCTGCATTCCAACAAAAACTAGCCCTACTGCCTGTTGCTAAAGATACAAGAAGTGTATTTCAAAAGATTATAGATTCGATACGACGTTTCTTGTTTGGGTTCCAGCCGAACAAAGAGTCTATGTTGGATAGGACTGATGCAGTGATAGCTAAAATACTGTCACCTAGCAGAGCTTCGCTTGACGAAGTTGGCCCTGTCCTGTCTATGGCGGTAACTAACGGCACAGTGGAGAGCATGGTTAAGGGTGCAACTCAAGCATCCAGAATAGCTGCTAAAGCACAGCAAACTAAACCTACACGAGAGATATACGATAGCGTCATGGATGCTATGTACTCACTGCCCAAGGCAGGCGGTTTCGCTGCATTCTTTGGTATGAACAGCCGAATGATGGCACAGGTAGGTACGGGGCTGTTTAACCTGCCTCAGTTTGAACAGTTGCATAAATTGATCGGTAACCAAGAAGGGGAGATCAAGAAACAAACTGACGTAGTAAAAGCTACCGCTAAAAGATTGGGTGAGTGGGAGAAGGCTAACCCCGAACTAGTGCCTACGTTCAATGATCTAGTAAACCTAAGCACCATCAAAGGGGTAGATCTTAGGAAGCCAGAGTCAGAGTACAAAGAGGATGCAGACAAGTTAAAGTTCTACAAAGAAAACAAATCTCTCTACGAAAGACTGCCCGGAGTAAAAACTCAATACAATGAAGTGTTTACACTGTACGCAAACATACTGGAGTTGATGAAACAAAACCTCAAAACCCATGTAAATGAGTTTGTAGAGGACGCTAATACAAAACAAACTTTATCTAACTTGATCGACCAAAAATTGTTTGACAGGGCGACCATAGACCCTTACTCCCCTCTTACTCGTGAGGGTAACTACTGGCTTCAATACAACGTAGGCACTGACGCAGATCCTGTATACCAAACATTCGGTAGTAAAGGAGCTAGACAGAGGTTTATTGAGGCGTTGAGGCAAGAGCCAGATGTAGATGATGCAAGCATCAAACCATTTGAAAACGTAAACAAATTTGACTTTGACGCACTACCTCCTAAATCTTGGATAGCACAACTTGTTGCCGCATTGCAGGCACCTAAAGCAGACGGTACAACAACAGACCCACAAGTAATCAATCAGGTCGTACAGCTATACATAGAGTCCGTGCCAGAGTCTTCATTTGCTAAATCACTACAGACTCGTAAGAACCGAGAAGGTTATCAAAGCAGCGTGCTGCAGGGCATGAACATACGGGCGTTTGACATGGCCCGGCAAGCAGTAAATACGAAGTATACTCGTGAAATATATAGCCTTAAGAGAAGGTTAAAAGAAGAACTAAGAACAAGAGTTGTAAAAGCTAACGAGTTGCGCGGATTACCCGCAGATAACCCTGCAGTCAAAGAGTATACCAAGCTGTACGGCCCCGTAGACTACAAACTCGGTAAGACCAACGTGCAGCGTTTCAGTGAGACTACCGAGTCTTTACTAAATGGCACGTTTGCATGGAGAGCAGAGCAGGCCACAAACCCCACTCGCAATATGTTTGAGAGTTTAGCGGTAGGTGCTAACCAGCTTACTTTTACGGGCATCATGGGGGTCAACGCATCTTCTGCCATACTGCAGACCGCTGGCCTGCCGATGATCTTGTTACCCTTCTTAGCAGGTAAAACTAGTTTCTCAAGAGCGTTTACGGACATGACAGTAGCCACTAAATTATTTAGCGGTAGCGGATTGTCCAGACAGGTACGCACAGCGGCTGGAGAAGTAACAGATATAAAAGAGGCTTACATAGGCGCACCTTCTATAGATAACTACTATGAAGTGGGGGAAGACGGGCAGTATGTAGGTATTAAAAAAGGTTTGGAGCTAAACGATGATCCAAACAATCCGTTTTACGTCAGAACAGGGAAGGACGGTAAGCCGACTGTCAGCCTCACGCAGAAGCAGTTTGTAGAAGATGTGCAGGATGTCATCAAGGAAGCCGACGATAGGGGGCTGTTAAACAGAACCATACACGGTGAGATGATTGGCCTAGACATATCGGGTCAGAAAGACGTTAAACGATCCGCACAGTTGTGGAAAGATTTTAACACGTTCATGTCCTACCCATTCCAGATGGGTGACCGTATGCAGAGGCAAGTTACCCTTATCTCTGCTTATTTAACAGAAACAGACAGACTTACAAACTCTCCGAACAAGAGTAAAGGTGAACAGAACCTAACGCAGGAAGAGATCAAACAGCGAGCCATACAAGTAGCAATATCTGACACAGAGCAAACAGGTGGCACAAACTTGCTAGGACAAGCCGCACCCATAGCTCAAAGAAATGTCGGGCGTGTAATGATGATGTTTAAATCTTACGGCCTGACTATTTACTATCATCAGATAAAACTGATGGCAGATTATATAAACGCTAGGTATAGAGGTGACGAGCAAGCAAAACGCATAGCTCGTAATCAGGTTGCAGGTACTCTGGCATCTACTGCAGCGATGTCTGGTGTAGCAGGACTTACACTTTACGGTGCCGTAGTCGGCCTCCTAGATCTGTTCTTCACTGATGAAGAAGATGAAACTTACGACGCATACTTCAGAAAGAATTTAGGAGAAGAGTTTTATAAAGGTGGGGTCAACTATGTCATGGCTCAACTTGGCGTGCCCATAGACGTTTCAGCTCGAATTGGTTTAGCTAATCTCATTATTAGTAGTAACAGATACAACTTTGATCGGTCTGTAGAAGAAAGCATAGTAGATGCTTTAGGTGGCGCTGCTTGGTCTACAGCTAGAAGAGTGCAGAGGGGCGTAACTAAAATTGGCGAAGGAGAATACCAGCGAGGTATAGAAGATATACTTCCTGTATCAATGAGCAATATGCTCAAAGCAGGTCGTTATGCCTCTGAGGGCGCGTTGACCAGAAGAGGTGACCCTATCACTACTGACTTTAATACAGGCACTATTGCCGCCAAGTTCTTTGGCTTTGCCCCTGCGGAATACACCAAAGCACAAGAGATAGCTCAAGACGTTAAGCGTATAGACAAAGCGATTAATCGTCAGCGATCTGCGTTACTTAAAAAACTTTACGTCATGCAGCGTATCGGTGACATACAAGGGATGATAGAAGTTAGAAGAGACATAAGCGAGTTCAATAGAAAGAATGCAAGACTAGGACCGAAAGTCCCTATAACCGAAGAAACTATCAAGAGATCTATGGCACAGCATATGCGCACTTCTGAGCAGATGTTTAACGGTGTGCAGTTAAGTCCTAACGTGCGGGACGCATTGAAGCTGCACGCAGAGGCGTATGACAGAGGGCCAGCCTTCCTATAAGAAAAGCCCCTAGAACCGTAAGGTAAAAGGGGCTAACCATGAAGGAGAACGAACATTAGTTAGATGCCCGAATCAAATCGTATCACATAGTCCTCCATATTCGTACACCTCTTTTTCCACTTTCTGTGCGTACCTGAGTCACTGTTTTCCAGCCCTTAGCTTCAGTTATACGCTTTAAATCTTTTATAGCAAGATCAGTGTCTATACACGGGACGAATACAGACGAGTTAATCACCATAGCGTTCCATAAAATGACTATCTTCACCCCATCTGGGGCTAGCTCGTCAGTCCTCAATACGCCTTGGTTCTTCTTCGTCCTCTTCATGTTCTGGGGGTGCATCCGCAGCAAAGTTAACAACAATCACATCACTCGACTTTAATTGTAGCGATGTGCCTTTACCTAATCGCACTTTATCTTTCTTGCCGCCCAGCTTATCCATGAACTCCTGTACCAAAGAGCTGTAGTTTATCTGCTGTTTAGCGCACCACTGCCGCAGCGGTTTCGGCAAAAGATAAAGTCTATTTATGTCTGTCTCGTACCTCGCCACTAGTTGTATTCTTGGGTCTTTATCTGGGACGATTAGACTGTCTACACCAGTGTCTCGCTGCTTGCGTAGATCATCAGTGCTGCGTATCTGTAGTATGTTGTTCCAGTTTTCGTATATGTAGCTGTTAAGTATTTGCTCCGCAGATACAACCATGTTGTCTGTTGCCTCTTTATTGTGAGCCAACACCTTTATTATCCAGCGGTATATTAGCTTGGTGTCGTATTGCAGGAGACCTATCTTGTTGCATATGTACAGAGCAGTCATGGTGCAAGCAGCACCTGCTGACCAGAATCTATTTTTTGCTGACAAGTCTGCATCCGCATCAATCTTTTTCTGAACCTCACGAAGAAACTCTTTAATCTCATCTAGGTTCTGCATAACGTAACGAACAAATATCTCACCAGCAAAACCATAGTTCTGTTTTATCTCGTGAGAGAAAGCATCGGTCTCTGATTTAGACTGACTGCCAGAAAACATTTGATGGACTTTTACTTCTAGTATCCGCTGCGCTTCTGCCTCTGGCGCTTCTTTAGCACCGCGCACAATCTCTACAAGACTAGAGTTACCGCTAGATACAGCTATCAAGTTCCACGATAGTCCCGTTACACGTTCTGCGTTGGCACTGCCGACCATACGTCTGCGTTGCTTACCACTAACTATTTGGTATGCAAGATCGCTAACCGCGTCTGGATCTTTTTGCATCTGTGTAAGCTCATCCATGTACATAGGCAGGTTGTGGTATACCTCACCTCTGTGCATTTTTATGCTGTGAGTATCCTTCTCATACAAAAGAAGTTCCTCTGGGTCACCCCATACTGACAGTCCTGCTTCCATAACAGTGGTCTTACCAAACCCTGTGCCTTGACTGTGCAGATGCATCATTGAGCAGTGTACGGGCAACATTTCCATCAGAACAGAACCAAAGCTAGTGCCAACAACGTATTGATGTAGCTCAAAGCCCTTTCTGTTGTAGAAATTAATCATATCTTTCCACCCCTCTAAAGAACCTTTTGGCTCCATGTGGGGGATCAAAGCTGCGGTTGCGCCAGATGCGGGGTTGAACTCTATCCGGTCAGCGAAGATCTCTCTGTCTCCTATCACAAAAGATTTCATATCTTTGCTAGTCCAACCAAACTGCCTGTGGGATTCGTCAGCTACAGTTGTGGTCTGTAGTTCGTTCACCCACGTAGCTGTGTAGCGCATAAGTTCATCCGGTTTGTCTACTACTATGCCGTGCATACTAACAGCTTTACGGAGTTCTTCACGAGAGGTTACGGACGTTAACGGGACTGTAAATTCACGTACTCCGTCCTTCGGTAAATGCAATCGTAGGACTATAGATTCGCCCGTTTCAGAGTCCACAATACGTTTAACGACATAGAAATCGTTGTGGTATATAAGTTTCTCATCCACTGTCCCATCGGCCCCAGATGTACGCACGTACACACCGCCATTGGTGCCTCTAAAGTAGGGCTTCGGGTACTGCGGTATATTGTAGACCTGCAACTGCGAGTTGGGCCGATTCGCCATAGGCGCTTGCACTACGTTGTCTGCTTCTTCTGCCTCCACCACTTCTGTGCCAAGTGAGATAGGAGAACGGACTTTGTGCCAGTTAGGGCAGTGAGGGCATATATCTGGGTTGTACTCATCAAATTTTGCACAGAGATACGGCCCTTTTATTAGGTTTACTTTCTCTACGGTTTTGTCTGGGCTGTAGTCAGGGTGCTTCTTTGATATGTGGTGTATAGCTTTATCTGCATCAGAACAGAACTTGGCTATGGAAAGACCTGCTCTCCACATAGGTTCAGAGCAAGTCTCTTGGTGTAGTGTCAGCAGTTCTATCTGTTTACACCCGCCTTCTTTTACTTTCTCAAGTATGTTCTTAAATTTTGTATCGTTGTTGCCCATCAACTTCTGCATTAGCGCAGTGTCGGGCTGTAGCTTTAATTTGTTTGGCAGTGCCACACTACCTGCACCTAAAAGCTCCGAGAACTTATCGAAGTCAACTAGAGGCGGTACATCTACCCCAAGTTGCAACACCTGTGTAGGTGGGTCTGTTTTGTGGTTGTGTGTGCGTACTACTCTTAAAACTCTAGCAGCATCGCTAGTCACCGCTGGATCAGCAGCGAACTTATGTTCCGCGCAAAGCTGCTTTAGCCTCTCTGCTACAGGAAACCAATCCTCTAATATGACGGACTCTTCTAAGCACCAGTATGCGTGTATGCCGCGTCCAGAACTTATTATTAAAGGTTTAGGTAGATGAAGCTCTTTGTGAAACTTTCGTAGCGCAGTTAGCGCCTCTACTTGATCTACAAAATCTTTTGATGGCCCGCAGTCAAGGTCTAAGAAAAATGACTGTATGCGACTTACATTATCTACCCTACGAGATCCGCTATCTTTAAAAGTCGCCAGTGCGAAGTATGTATCGTAACCGCTGTCGTCAAACTCACGAGCAGCGTCAATCAGTTCGTTAATAGATTCGTAGAACTGTTGAACCCTTTTATCTTGCTTGGGTTTTAAAGCTAAAAGACAGTACCAACCTTCGCTATGCAGCACCCTCTCTAAAAAATCTTTTGTTTGCATCCGCTTTGTCCAAAGTCAGAGACACCACGGCAGGGGGGTCAGAGCCACTGTCCCCCTTTTCGGCGCAGCAACGCAAGTGTCCTAGCCGTGGCGAAACTATGAGATATTTAGTCGTCCCAATCTTCAAGAACGTCCGCTATCTCTTCTGCCTCTTTCTTTGGTGCAGCAGTCTTTTTAGCTACCTTCTTAGGTTCCTCTATCTCTTCTTCTTCAAAGGGATCTTCTTCTACTTTGGGTGATTCTTCAACCACACTAAACGGAGTATCTTCACCGAAGGTAAACCCGTCAGTAGCCTCAAAAGGCGACACGTTTTGTTTCTCTGCCAGCTTCAACACTTGTACGCTTTTTAACCGCAGAGATACTCCAGCACCCATCGATCCGCTATAAGGCACCCCAACTACAGCGAGGTTTATTAGACTGCCTGTGGTTAGTTGGAACTCTTCTGGTAGTTCTTTAACCTTAGCGTCGTACTGTGTGGGCCTTTGGGTCTTTTGCCCATTGTAAGAACCTTTTAAGGATGCTTTGTAAGAGAATGTTCCGTCCTCTTCTTTCTTAAAAGGGTTCTTGTATGCGGGCCAACTCTTTTGCTTTTTTGATTCGTAAAGCGTTTTCATAAAAGAGTGCAACTCTTTTGCAGCGTCCTTACTCATCTTAAAGTTAACAGAATACTCAGCACCGTCATCTAAAGAACCACACGGAACACTTCTGTTCTCTGTAGCACTCCAGTTGTAGGTTCGGTCAAGTTTTGGGTACAGCGCCTCAACATTGCTCACAATGTAGGCAGCAGATACTTCTTCAGACATATTGTTCTCCTTAAATGTCTACGTAAGTTTTAGGGTTGGTAAAGTCGAATCCATCTTGCTCAATAAACGGTATAAGCCTTGTTATTGGGCGCACGTTCAAGGCTATCGCCTCAAGAACTTCCGGTTTCTTCTGTAACCTCCCCACTTTCTCTATCTCGGCATCCTTCAAAACCCGCATGGGTCTAAATCTCAACCTTGGTATGTAACTTTCCTCAAAAATGATTCGGGTCACTACCATCGTCGCGGACGTATCATGCTTCGCCAAATGTTTAGCGTAGTTCTGCATCGACATCCATCCACGGTTTGCATCACCAAACAACGCCGTTGCTGGCAGTTGTAGCTGGTAAATGTTTTGTAAGTCGTCTTCAAATACAACAGCAAGCCGTTGTAAAAACTTACACGCCCTAGAGTTGCCTTGACCAGAACCTTTTATATTCTGCGTACAATCAAGGCACCTAGGGGCCTGTCGATCCGTAACATCGGGGTTTGGCTGGCGTGTCGTAGAAGACCAACATACAGGTGCATTGGTAGAGGACTCACTATAAGCCCCTTCGTAATACATCCGTGCGATTGCGTTAGCATCTACGATGATTACATCAATCGTGTTTGAATCTAAGACAGCTTCGCCGCTTGGAGTTACCTTACGGAACTCTCCCCCTCTGGTACTGATTCTCCTCAAAAGTCTTCGTCCACATCAAAGTTTTCTAGGACTTCTTCCATCGCGTCTGCTTCACCAGCCGCCTCTGCTTCAATCTCTTTCTGCAGCAGTGCTTCCACAACTGCATCCAGCTTGAACCTGTAGGTCTTACCAATTTTTACGTAGGTGTTTTGTGGGATCTCTTTCTGTCGAACCCACGCACGAGCGGTGCTAACACTTACATTAAAATGTTTTGCCACATCTTCAATACCAACGAACTCACTCATTTTGATTTCCTAATCGTGACTTGGAACTCGCTATCTGTGTTAAGTCCTTTAGGCACCAATTCTGGGTTTTCCTCTAAGAACTGTGAGACAGAAGATTGGTGTAGGCGCTTTTCAAGTAGCTCTGGAACTTCATGCTCCAAAACAAACTTATGTAACGCTTCCCAATCATCTGTCCAATAACGAGTCCGCACTGTTCTATAGAACGTGCCAGAATCAGTCTTCACACTTTTAAGATCATTCTCTTTTAAGTGTTTTAAAAGTTCTTCTTTTACTAGATTCTGCTGCTTCTGCAGCGCATCATCTTCCGTAGTAAAACTTTCTTTGAGTCTGCTACGTTCAGCCTTAATCTTTAGAAAGGCGCTAACACACCGATCCAAGTGTCCTTGTCTTTCCACGCAATCACTCCTAGTGACGATCCACTAAATATAGTGACAAAACACACGTTAATCAAGTAATTCGTTGTATAAATCTACAATTTTAGTGTGAATGTTGATTCTATTATCTAATAGTGCGTACATTTTCTTTTCTACGGGCGAACCTTGCAGTTGCACAACAGTGCATTTGTGGTCTTGGCCCGATCTATGCACACGAGCATTTGCCTGTGCATAAGTTTCTAAAGAGCTTACTGGCCCCCACCAGACAACAGTATTCGCAGCGGTCAGCGTTATACCGTGCGCTGCTGCCTGTGGTTGTATAAGTAATACTTGGGGGGCCGCTGTTGTTTGGAACGCTTTGAATATCTCGGTGCGTTTACTGGCACTTACATCACCACGGATCATCTCTGTAGGAATGTTTTCTTTTCTTAACCTGTTCATCAAGATGTCGATGGTGTGCTTGAACGGTACAAACACCAACACTTTTTTACTTGATTCGTCTATTACTTCACGCAAAACCTTGTATCGATACTTAATATCAAACTCAAGTGACTCACCATCGTCGGTGTAAACTGCACCAGAACTTATTTGCAGGAGCTTGTTCATGTTCACGGCTGCGTTGACAGACGTTATCTGCTCTCCGCTCGCTTGGACGATCATCTTGTCCCTAAGTTCTTTATAGTATTTCTTTTGTTGTCGCGTAAGTTCGACCTCACGTTTCGTATAAATCATATCTGGTAGATCCAGACACTCATCTTTTGTGAAACGTATAGCTGGCTGCAGCACTTTAAACACTCTATCAGTGGCATCATCCTTGGGAATCCACTTAAAGTTGGTGATCTTCAGCATCATTTGATCCCTAAAAGATCCAAAGAACTTAGGAACTGCAGTGGGGTTTATGATTTTTGCCAGCCCATACGCATCAAGTGGGCTTTGTGCAGCAGGTGTACCCGTCATCATCCACACCCATGTGTGCGGCTGTATTAGTTTGTTAAGTGTCTTCCATCGATTAGTTTGCACGTTCTTGTAGTGCGTGGCTTCATCAACAATAATCAAATCGAAACCACCGTTAGCAATATCATCAGCGACTATCTCGACACCATCGTAGTTGATGATTACGAAGTCCACATCGCTGTTTATAATCTCTCTTCTCTTCTTAGCTGCGCCGTAAGCTATATCGACGGTGCGGTGCATAGCGAATGTGAAAAGGTCTTCGCGCCATGCTGAGTCCATGATAGATAGAGGGCAGATCACCAACGCACGACGTATATAGTTGTTCTTCATTAAATAGTCAGCAGCCCAAATTGCGCTGGCTGTTTTACCCGTGCCTTGTTCGTTAAAACAAAAAGCGCGTTTGTTCATGGTGAAGAACTCAGAAGTTGTCTTCTGGTGACTCATCGGTGAGTACTTTCCCGTCCACTCGTATCGTGTAGATATCGGGGAAGGTGCTTTTATATTTAAGTTTTTAAGAACATGGGTCTCTTCAAGTCCCCAGTTCACCAACACTTTATTGGCTGTTAAAGATTTACTCTTAGGGATGACACTTGTAACTTTCCGGGGGTCACGTAACGTAAGCAGCAATGCTTTGTTTTCTATGACCTTCATAACCAAACAAGCTCCACGTTCCTATCTTTGAGATCACGTTTGATTCTGGCTATGTCAATGTCGTTTAGTTCTTGTACTTCTTTATCGCACATCTCTGACGCAATAAATAATTCAAACATATAACTAATGAAATCTAACTTGTCTTCAAAGTCAGATACTTCCTTTATGTTCACTTGTTCTCCTAAAGTGTAACTGAGCCTAGTCTTACTTACCGTTTCTGCTCCTGTTCTTACTAGGACTCTCCAATCTGTAACCGTCTTTGTTTGAGCCACCTTTACTGAGCATCTTATTGTGGCTTACGTCTTTACCTTTCCTGTTGACCTTCTTCTTATCCAACGCTCGTCTGGCACGTTGCCGTTCCATACGATTCTCATGTTCGCCTCTAGCCTTCTGCTGTCGGTATTCTTTTTTGTAGTTGCGCTGTCTTCTACGCATTACCTTCTCCCGTTGTGCGGACACTCCATGACTTGGCACCACTGCCTACATAGTCCACTAGGCTTAGGGTTCCACACACCTATGCTATAGGCAGTCTCCATTGTTGAAAAGTTATCCATCCACTTATCCCACAATACGTCTGCATCGTACTGCTCGTATGTGCTTCTTACTAAATCTTCACACACTACAAACAGTAGTCCCGCTCTAACTGTATCGACGTTAGGAAAGTGCTTAAATACAGCCATAGCCATCAACTCTAACTGACCTTTATCCGCATACCGCGAAGACTTGCCAGTTTTATAATCGACCACATACGCCAGACCTTGATCTTGATTTAGTATGATTAAGTCTGCTATGCCTCTCCACCACACGTTGTCTTCGTAAAACCCGCATGG